TTGTCGATGTTATATGAACCGTAGTTAGCTGCACTTGCCATTGATGGGTCTCGCTGAATTTTGTTTCTTTCTAGGTCTGTCATGGGTAACGCACCCACGCTTTTCCAAGGAGTCTTTTCGAAATCTGGATTCGAATAGGGAAGACCACAGCAAAAATGAACAATGTCGTACTTGTCCAGATTATACAAATAAGTCAGCAGCTCTCTGGCGTGTCTACCGAAACCGGTCTTGACTAAAGAGAAGTCGCTGTGGAACAATATTTTTTTTCTACCATTCTTCATCTAAAATGTCAGCGTTTTTGCTGGGAGCTTCTTCTTCGGTTGGTTTCTTTTTTGCAGGAGGGTGAGATCCATCTGTGTGAGGAATATCCATTACATCGAAGATCCTGCCCAAGTTCCTCTCCAGATAAAGACGCAGGGCTGTAGCTTCACCAAAATTTAAGCCAATAATAAAGGAACATTTGTTTGTTGTATCCTCTTTGCTATCCTTATTAACCCCGTAACTAAAACCCGCTTGCTTGCCCTCTTTCATGTAGGGCTTAAAATTGATCTTCGTTATTTGGTTCTTGCTGTCGTGGTAAGCGGAGAACGATCCATTGCGAGATATGGCGTCCACCAAAGCCGCCGCTTCACTAACGCTGAATTTGACTATAGCTTTAGCTTTTGGGTTATCTTTGCTTTTACTGAAAGATCCCGTTCTGCTTTTCGTATTCCAGCCATCTTGTTTTATGAAAGAACTGAAAACTGCCTTCTCTGTTGTGCTGGCCCAAAATGAGCAAGCGCTTCCGGTGACTTTAGGGTTGGGTTTATAGAACTGTAGCATTTTTGTTTATCCAATCTTGTTTTTCTTTGTATTCCATTTCATTTAAGAATTTTTTTACTATCTCTTTTGTTTTGGAGGGGGACAGAACTAGGTCAACGCAGACAGGTTTTTGCCTTCGTACATCGTAGTCTATTTCCAAGTCTTTAATCTTCATATAATATGACTAATTTTCTAGGTTTTTAATTTCCGAAAGTTTCGTGAAAACTTTGTTATCTTGGCACGCTATCATGTCGGCAAAGACCGCCTCGTCTTTCTTTATCCCTTTGATAATAACAATGTTTTTCTCTTTCGGAAGTTTGTCGTCATTATCTCTTCTGCACATATCCAATTTGTCGTTAAATATCAGAACCTTGATGGTGGCGGTTTCGTCGGTTATTTCAAACCTGCAATATCTGCTACCTCTTTTTGAAGTGGATGAGTACGGCTTATCGTTTATACGACCGACAAAAATGCATTTTTCGTTCATTGGAAAGTTTTCCACTTCTCTGATCGAAAACAACCTAGACATTCCTTGTCTTTTGGAGGAGAAGATATCGCGCAGAGAGACTCCATGCGTATACCCTAACAAATGATTCTCGTAATACCAATTCGCAAAACTCTCTGATTTTTTGTTTTGATTGTATATTTTAGCATAAGGAGATGCTTTTCTTTTAATAGTCTCCAGTCTGCTATCTTTTATTATCTGCCTACCTTTGTCGTCTTTCGCTTTAACATTCAGATCTTTAATTACTTCGACTAGATCGTAGTTGTATTTTTCACCCATAGGCAATGCTTTCATTTTTTCTCTGTCGGTGAGTAGGTTCCATATTTGAGCCTCGTAGACAACTTTGGTTCTTGTCTGTTTGAACCCCTCTAAAGACCCGGCCTGTATCAAAGGGCACAAAATACTTAAAGATATACCAGCTTCTTTAGCTGCTTGAAATATCTCAAATTTAGTGGAGAACTCTTTTCTGAAGTCCATTAATTTGTCAATCGACTTATCGGATATGCCTTTGATCGAAAGCAATCCGAAACGAATATCGTCTCCTTCGATCTTAAAATCCAAGTCAGATTTAATTATGTGAGGGGGGAGCAGTTTAATACCAAAAAGGTCAAATTCTTGCTCTATCTTAGATATCTCTTTAATTGGATCTGGCTCATGACGAGTCATTTTTAATAAAGCCAAAAAGAATTCTTTTGGGTGCTTAAATTTGAGATATATAGTGGCCGCTGAAAGGGAAGCGTAAGCTATTGAATGGGACTTATTGAAAGAATAGTTTGCGGAATCCTCTAAGACGCTCCATAGTACATCTCCAACGTCGACTTGGCCTTTAGTACCTGTCCATTCAGAGCTTAGCCTGTTTTCTTCTACCTTCTTTCTGATTTTCTTTTTCCACTCTCTAACTTCTTTAATTTTTTTCTTGCCCACTATCCTCCTTAGGGTTTCGGCTTCATCCAAGGTAAAACCTACTTTGTGGGCCATCTGCATCATCTGCTCTTGATACAAACAGACTCCGCCTGTGTTCTTTAGGATATCGTCGAAAAAAGGATGTATAGCTTCGTAAACATCGTTGTTGCTAAAGTCTGAATATTGATCCACAAAAGATAAAGCCCCGGGTCTGCCTAAAGCAAGCACAGCGCTCAGCTCCTCTAGGTTTTTAGGCTTAACTTTCTGACAAACTCTAAAGTTAGCGTCAGCTTCTATTTGGAAAATTCCATGAGGAGACTTTAGGTCATACGTTTGTTGGTATATGAATTCATCGTTAAGGTTTATATCAGTAACTTTTATCCCTATCTCCTTGCAGGCCTGATCAACAACAGAGACACTTCTCAGGCCCAATATATCAAGTTTAACATTAGATAAGGAGACCCAATTCATGTCAAACCCAGAAACGGGGTCTTTATCAGAAGAAAGCTCGGTTGGACAAGATTTGTTAAGGTCATCATAAGACAACAAAATCCCAGAAGGATGAACTCCTTTGTTCTTTATTAACCCCGCTATCTTTCTGGCGACAGTGTAAACTTTTTCGTTATTACTGCACCAATCTTCGAACTCGGCTACCTCTTTTCTGGCGGTTTGGATATCTTGAACTTTTCCAAAAACTTTCGGTATTAAGTTAGAAACTGAGTTCATTTCGGTTTCCGTTTTTTCTCCGACAACCTTTCCGCACTCTTTTATCAAAAGCTTACCGCTTAATGTGTTGAGGGTGAGGATTTTTGCGGTTTTTCCTTTGAATTTATCCTCTAAGTATCTCAAAACTTTTGAGCGACTGTAATAGCAAATATCCAAATCAACATCGCACATTAAGTTCCCATCTAAATATGTTACTCCGTCTATGACTTGTTTTTTTGCCCTAGCTTTGGATATAAATCTCTCAAAGTATAGTCCATATTTTATTGGGTCTATTTGGGTGACCCCTATGAGATATAAAACGAGACTGCCAGCAGCGGAACCTCTTCCCAAACCAGTTGGGATACCTTCCTCTTCGCAGAAATTGACCACATCGTATACGAGTAATATGTAATCAACGAATCCTAATTCTTTTATTATACCCAACTCTCTTTTCGTCCTGTTCACATAGTCTTGTCTGTTCCCAGACATTTCTATAGTCTTTAGACCTTCGCTGCATAAAGCCTTTAAAAAAGAAAAGTTATCGTCTTTGACTAAGTCTATCCCTTGTTTCTTTTTTGGTTTAAAAGATGGCAGTCTGACTCCATGTATGTCAAGAGAAACGCCTTTTAATTCGGAGGTGAACTTATTCATTATCGTCATTTTTGGAAGGTCTTACGGCTCCTTCAATATCTAGTCTATGTAAAATTGTTTTTAACGCATTCATACTGTCTTTGTTTGTTAGTCTAAACAAGACTTCTGCAGCTTCTTCTTTTTTGTTCTTTTGAATAGCTATTAAAAGATAATCTATGTTATCTTCTTTTAACTTGTCAGAAAGATCGTATAAGTAATCTAGGGAAGGCATTTTATATATCTACCATGTACTTTAACTTATCCCAAACCTTTATGTTCAGCTCTAAGTCAACCACTGCGTCATGAAGGTTATCATAATCGTGGTCAATGTCAAATTCTTTACCTAACGCTGTCAAATTGGTTCTTACCCCTCTTTTCCTTTTGTGAACCATCTTATACTGGTGAAGAGTTAAGCCGTCTGGGTTGCCATTGGAGCGAAAAGGAACGTCCATTTTTACGCCTTTTGCCAAACAGTTAGTGTCTATAACTTTAGAAACTAGATGTCTGTAGTCTTTACCCATGTAATTGTAGTAGTCTTTTATGAGGTAAATGTCAAACCCTAAGATATTGTGGCCTACAATGTAATCGCAGGAGTCAAGTTCCCTTTCTATATCTTCAAAAGCTTTCTCTGGGGAAATAGCTAAAGACTCAAATTTTGAAGGGTTAAATTTTGTAATCCTTGCTGCCTCTTCGCCTATCTCCAAATCTGTGTCCCATTTTATGTGAAGGTCCCACTTCTTGACGGGTTGAGTGTTGAACCCGCTCTTGGTTTTTATCATGCCAACCTGCCAAGGAAGGTTTTCAGCACTGTTTAGGCATAGGTTAAACGTCTCGCAATCAATAAAAAGCAAGGTCTTGTCTTTGTTGAATCTTAGTAAATGTTCGTCCATTATTTAAAAATCAAAGGGGTCTTCATGGGCTTCGGGTATTAATGTTTTATGTAAGCCGGATATAGGTAAATTATACATATCCACTAAAGTAGTAAAGCCGTTCGAGTTGTCTTTGCGACCTTTTTTCCAAAGCTCAGCTGCTTTCCAAAATTCTTCGTATGACATATCACCGCAGTACCATACATTTATTAGTCCATAATATTGCTTCCCGCCTTTTCTTTGTAGGCCTTCTGCTGCTTCTCCATAATAGTCACTTTTTTTAAATTGCAAACTTATAAAAGCATATCTATCGGGCTTTTGGTGATTGCTTGTTTTTGCTACGGATACATCATAATGGCTTTTTGGTTTTACTATTCTCCTTTTTGTTTTAACTTCGATAGTTTCACCATTTCGATTAATATCGTGGTTATATTTATCGCTTGGAGTTTTGACGCTCAAGTAAGTGCTTAACGCTAATTCTCCAACTCTTCCGGCAGCATTTCCTCGACCACTCGTTATAGAATTATTTAAAGCGCCAAGTTCTGTAGCCCACCTCTTCGCTTCCTTTATCATTTCTTGCGTATGTGGTAATTTAATCATTTTTTTTCATTCCAGCTTTCAAGGCAGAACTCATCAGAGCACATATGTTCAATGTTGGGTTTGCTCAGTATTGTTCTTTTGTTTATACATTTAAATGTAAGGTAAGCTTTAAAGTCTTTTTTATCTTTATAGTAAATTGATTTTGTTTTTATTAACGAATCACTGGACAAGTTAAGCTCTTTTGAAGCGTAATTTTCAACAAGCTTAGTTAGAAGACTGTCGAACGGAAGGTTGTTGTCCTCAATAAAAAAAACAGGGTCAAGAAAGGAGAAGTCGGGTATGCATGTTTTGCTATGTAAATTATTGTAAAAAACAAAAGAATCGTAAAAAGGCACCGCCAAAGACAGGTCTTCGTTAGACCAATGCTTTTTTAAGTTTTTGAAATCTGTTCGAGGCTCATAGTAAAAACCATCTTTAGCCGCTTCGCTGTAGATCTTTATTAACCTTTCGTAACCGGTATTGTTCTTGCAAAATATAATATATTTACAAGAAGTGTTGAGGGAGTCTTCGTTTTTAACGGATAAGTCCTCACAAAAAGTAAGCCTAAGGCCGAAGTTAAACTTTAAACCAGATGATTTAGCGTTAGTGCAGGCTTCCAGAAAGCCCGTCATGCTATCTTCGACCAAAAATAAATCATCTATACCGTTTTCGGTGCATAGCTGAATCACTGAATCCGGATCAAGGGGGTCTTTATCTTTGACTGGTTCACCAAGCGTAAGTATTGACCTACCAACACTATAATGAGATTTCCACAATGGAATAATGCTTCCCATGCCCGAATTATAGGATAGTGTTGGGGTGAGGTCAAGCTAAAAAGTCGAACAAGTCTTCTTTTTCTTGATTTTTGTGGGCTGGGCAACCGTCATAAGTCTTTTTGACTATTTTTTGACCCTTCTTTGGTACTAAATCGTCTTTGAGCGACCTCCCGATTACTTTGTTATCTTTGTCTACTAACTGCCAGTAGTCGTAGCTGTTTAAATACGGACACCTCCAAGAACCTATTTTGCAAAGCCAAGCGTTTTTCTTACTGTTTTTCGCGTAGTTAGATTTTGCGTCCTTCTCTGTATAACTGTTTATCTTTTGATACACTTCTGCCAAGAAGTATTCAAGACCCAACAATTGATCATCGTTAAACTCTAAGACTTGAGAGGGCTTCCTAGGATGCCTCAAAAAAAGAAACTCAACCAGAGCTTTTTTGTCTGGCCATATTTTTTTCGCAGCAAGGGAGTAAGCCATTGCTTGAATGTTGGATGTTAACTCTTCTCCTCGAAATTTGTATTTGCTGCTTTTGTAATCTACAATCCTAAGCTCATCTTCATAGTGAATTGGCTTATCCATAAATCCCCTTATTTTGTACTCGGGGTCTTTATTATCTATTAGGAACTCGTACTCGGGGTCTCTAATTTCGCCACCCTCACCAAGAAAGTCATTTTTTAAACCGACCAGAATCATGTTGTCCATTAATTCAAACGTGTCATCAGAGGACATTTCCGGAAGATTCCATTTCTCAGCATCTCTGTTCATATGTTTCAAGACCAGTCTGGAAATCGCCCTGCAAGGTCTAATAGATCCGCTATCTATGATTAATTTGATATACTTTTTGTGGCGAGACTTAAGTAGAAGCTCGAAAACTAAATGAGCTATTGTTCCCCTGAGAGCCCCTTCGTTTTGTTGTTGGGGTACTTTCTCGTGGTAGTTCATCCAGTAAGACCAAGAACAGGTCTCGAGCGTTTTTATTCTAGAAGCTGATAGTATTTTTTCTTCTTTAGCCATGAGCCCAATTGTTTATTTCGTCCTTAT